CACAAGGAGTGTACAATGTCAGATAAGGATAACGCCGAAATCGTTGAGAATCTTGAAGTTCAAGACGAAATCGAAGAATCTGCAGGCTCAGATACCCTGAAGCCGGGTGCAGGTTCCAGCACAGTTGAAAAGCTTGCTACTTTCACATCGCTATTAGCACAACTTAAGGGTGAAGATCTTTCTCACTTCCTTAACGATGCACTTGCACAGATCGGCAAGGAAGCTGCTTTGACGCCATCTGCTACAGCTCCTGGTGGCAAGCCAGCTCTGGGCCAGATGCCACGTGCAACGCTCGGTGCTGTCAAGGAAGATATCACTGCAATGTTTGCTGGTGAAGATCTTACAGAAGAATTCAAGGAAAGTGCATCAACACTTTTCGAAGCAGCTCTTACAGCTCGCATGAATCTTGAAACAGTTCGCCTTGAAGAAGAATTTGCTGAGAAGCTTTCTGAAGAAGTCGAAGCTGTCAAGGAAGAAATGACAACCAAGATCGATCAGTATCTTGATTATGTTGTTGAACAGTGGGTCGAAGACAACAAGCTTGCTATCGAGTCTTCACTCCGCTCTGAGATTGCTGAGAACTTCATGGAAGGTCTTTACAATCTATTCGCTGAATCGTATATCAATGTTCCTGAAGATCGTATCGATGTTCTTGGCGAACTTCAAGCTCAGATGGAAGAACTCCAGGCAAAGCTTGATGAGTCGATCAATAAGCAGATCGAACTTCAGACTGTTATCGATGAAGCTACACAAGAAGCCACATTCGACGAAGTTAGCGAAGGTCTTGCAGCCACTCAGGTTGAAAAGCTTCGTACACTAGCCGAAGGCATTGAATTCAGTGATGCTGATACGTATGCTCGCAAGCTGAACATCATCAAGGACAAGTATTTCACCGAAGGTAAGAAGGTTGTCTCGACTGGTGTTGTTGCTGAAGAAGCTGAAGAACTAACAGAAGAAACAGCTGCTCCTGTGCCTGCTCACATGGCACATTACGCTGCAGCGATTTCAAGAACTGTAAAATAATAAATAAAATACCAAAACCAAGATACCAAAAGGTAAAGGGAGAATACAATGTTAGCTGAGGAAGTCCAAAATAAGTGGAAGCCCGTTCTTGAGCACGCCGATCTACCAACGATCGAGTCCGCTCACAAGCGCGCTGTCACAGCACAAATTCTAGAAAACACTGAAAATGCTCTTCGCGAAGATGCACAGAACGGTGTTTCGCAGCAGCTTCTTGGCGAGTCGCCAACGAACGTTGCTGGTAACGTTTCAAACTTTGACCCAGTGCTTATCTCACTGGTTCGTCGTTCGATGCCAAACCTGATCGCATACGATGTTTGCGGCGTTCAGCCAATGACAGGTCCAACAGGCCTTATCTTCGCAATGCGTTCTAAGTATGCTAACTCGACCGCTCTGGGCGCTGAAGCATTCTACAACGAAGCAAACACAGGTCACTCGTCACGCCTAGGCGCTGGTGTTGACTATGCAAACACAGGTGCAGCTTCAACAACTGCTGTTGGTGCTAACACTGTGTCGGCTAACGGTTCAACTCTTGCTTCGTCAAACAACGCTGGCAACTCAACGTATAACTATACGATGGGTCTTCTGCTTGGTACAGGCGAACTTCTTGGTTCAAACTCGACCTACATCTTCCCAGAAATGGGCTTCAGTATCGAAAAGGTTACAGTATCTGCAAAGACACGTGCCCTTAAGGCTGAATACTCGCTTGAACTTGCACAGGATCTGAAGGCAATTCATGGTCTTGACGCTGAAACAGAACTCAGCAACATCCTTTCGGGTGAAATCCTTGCTGAAATCAACCGTGAAGTTGTTCGCTCGATCATCATCACTGCTGAAAAGGGTGCAACTGAGGGTACTACAACTGCTGGTATCTTCGATCTTGACACTGACTCAAACGGTCGTTGGTCGGTTGAAAAGTTCAAGGGTCTTCTGTTCCAGATTGAACGCGAATGCAACCAGATTGCTAAGCAGACACGTCGTGGTAAGGGTAACATCATCATCTGTTCGTCTGACGTTGCGTCTGCTCTTCAGATGGCTGGTGTTCTTGACTACGCCCCTGCTCTTAACAGCAACAACCTGAACATCGACGACACAGGCAACACATTTGCTGGTGTTCTTAACGGTCGTATCAAGGTTTATATCGATCCATATGCAGGCACCAACTTCCTGGTTGTTGGCTACAAGGGTTCGAATGCCTTTGACGCTGGTTTGTTCTACTGCCCATACGTTCCACTTCAGATGGTTCGTGCAGTCGATCCTAGCAGCTTCCAGCCAAAGATCGGCTTTAAGACACGTTACGGTATGGCTCCAAATCCATTCGCCAAGGGTACAACTGCAGCCGATTCGACTGCAACTCTTGAGCAGGATTCGAACAAGTACTACCGTCGCGTTCTTGTTTCTAACCTTATGTAATCATAAGAGTTGGGTAACCAACCAAAAACTGGGAGGGGGATCGAAAGGTCCTCCTCCTTTTTTTATGTACAATATAAATAGAACAGTATATAATGCTAATTAGCAACTTAGAGGTATATAGTGGCCAAGACAACTAATCCTAACTTCCTATCGCCTTTAGGCCATAAGTTTATACTGTCGCGCACGCCCAATCTGAACTTTAATGTTCAGTCGGTTCGTCTTCCTGGTATGTCATTGTCGTCTACTGAGACTGCCACACCATTCGTGTCTATTCCAAACTCTGGTAAGATTGTCTTTTCTCCTCTGACTATTACATTCCGTGTCAATGAAGATATGGCCGACTATCTTGAGATTCGTAACTGGATGAGCTCACTTGGTTCGCCAACAAGCTTTGAAGGGTATGCCAACCTTAAGGAAAGCAACGACGGATTATACTCTGATGCTACACTAGTTATCATGAACTCGGCTATGAGAGGCAATCTCTCTGCTACATTTTATGATCTATTTCCAATTGACATCTCTGATCTTCAGTTCACCACAATGGACACAGATGTGAACTACATAGAATGCACCGTAGATTTTAGATATTTACGTTGCGAAATAGGTGTACTTAATTCGTAAACCGTGATATAAAGGTTATTATGAAGATAGATGATATATACGCCTTGTGGGAGCAAGACTCTCATATCGACCGTTCAGAACTCGGGACAGAGGCACTGAATATCCCTAAACTCCATCATAAGTATTTCAAGATCTTTACGAATGAACGACTGGTTCTTCGTAAGTACGAAGCCGAACTCAAGCAACTGAAGCTTGCCAAGAACGAGTTCTTTACTATGGGACCGACGGAGGAGACACATGCTAAGGGCTGGAAGCTTCCACCTCAGGGCAAAATCATCCGTTCAGACGTGCATAACTATATAGAGGCAGATCAAGAGGTAATCGATATGTCATTACGTATTGGTATCCAACAAGAAAAGATTGAGCTTCTAGAATCGATCATCAAATCCCTGACAGGCCGTGGCTTTAATATCAAGGCTGCAATTGAATGGGAGAAATTTAAAGTTGGTATTTAATGAGTGATGTCCACCTAAAATACATTAATAGTGTTCACATCAAGGTATGTGCAGATCCGTCAACCATCATGGAGTTGTCGGATCAATTCACATTCTATGCAGACAACTATAAGTTCCATCCTAAGTACCGTGCACGTATGTGGGACGGGAAGATCCGACTGGTCAACAACCTGTCTGGTACTTGCTATGCTGGTCTGAGTCAGAAGATCAAGAAGTTCTGTGATGCACGTGGATATACACTGACGTTTGATGACGAACTGATCTATGCCAACGTATCTGAGCATGAGTTAGAAGAGTTCATCGCGACTCTTAATATCCCTGAGAAGTACAAGGGACGCGACTATCAGTTCAAGGCGGTCTTAAAATGCATTCGTTCTGGACGTAGAACACTCGTCAGTCCTACGTCATCAGGCAAATCCCTCATGATCTACATTATCATGAGATGGTATCAACAACACAAAGGCCTAATCATCGTTCCTACGATCGGTCTGGTTGGACAGATGGAAAGTGACTTTAGAGATTATGGATACACAGGTAACATTCACGTTAGTACTGCTGGCCTCAGTAAATCTAATGATATCGACGCTGACATTGTTATTACTACTTGGCAGTCGCTCAACAACGGCAAAACCAAAATGCCAAAGCAATGGTACAGCCAATTCGGGTGTGTGTTTGGAGATGAAGCTCACGGATGCAAGGCAACGAGCCTCATACAAATCCTATCTAGCCTCGAAACCTGTCGGTACCGTTTCGGCGCAACCGGAACCCTCGACGGACATCCTCTCAATGAAACGACCATCGAAGGGCTTTTTGGGCCGCAGTACAGATCGACAACAACAAAACAGTTGATGGATGATGGTTATGTTGCCAAACTCAAGATTAAGTGTATCGTGCTTAAGTATCCTGAGGATGTGAAGAAACAGTTCCATACTACTGTCAACAAGAAGAAGAAAACCTATCAGGAAGAGATCGACTTCTTGGTAAATAATGAAAAGAGAAACAAGTTTCTTAAGAACCTGACTCTGTCACTCAAGGGAAATAAGCTACTATTCTTTAGGATTATTGATCATGGAAAACTATTACATACCGCCATTAGTGCAGTGTCTGACCATAATGTTTTTTACATTGATGGTAGTGTATCAGGCGTGGACCGGGAAAGTATCCGTCGCGCTATCGAAGATGAAGAGAATGCTGTCCTCATTGCGTCGCTAGGTACTACATCAACAGGTGTGAGCATCAACAAGCTTCACCATATGATTGCTGCATCTCCGTCTAAGTCTAAGATCAAGGTTCTACAGTCTATCGGCCGTATGTTACGTATGCATGAAGACAAGGAAGAGGCAGTACTCTACGATATTGTTGACGATATATCCTATAAGTCGCAGATGAATTTTACCCTGAACCACTTCATGGAGCGTTGCAAGATCTATGACGCCGAGAAGTTTGAATACGAAATCTACAATGTGAGGTTATAATGATTGCAATTTACACGTTATCAAATGGCGAACAGATCATTGGAGAAAAGATTCGGACACTACGAGAAGGTGCTGATACTATTCAGAATCCATTCTATATTATGGAAACTCAAGATGAGTATGGCAATAATGGCATGAAACTCATAAATGTGTGTACATTTTCTTCACAACAGTATATAGTTGTAGATAATATGCATATCATCTATAAGATGCCGGCTAATGAACCAATGACCAGGTATTATAACAAACTGGTAGAGGCATCTAAGAAAGCTGATACGTATAAGATGATTGAAGATTCCATCAGAGACATGGAAGATATGGAAGCGACGTTGCGTGAAACAATCTCAAAAAGACTCGTAGGCGGGTCAACGATTAATTAAGGATATACCATGAAAGAATCAATGCCGAATCCGGTCAAGAAGAAAAAAGCAAACAACTACATTGATAACAAGAAGTTCTACGCAGAAATGATCATCTATCGTAGACTTTATGATGAGTCTGTTATTAAAGGTGAACCAAGACCGATTGTATCCAGATACATCGGTGAATGCATTATGTTGATTGCCACCCGCTTGGCGACACGCCCCAACTTTGTCGGCTACTCATACAAAGATGAGATGATCTCGGATGGCATTGAGAACTGTCTGGCATATATCCACAACTTCAATCCTGAGAAGTCTACAAACCCGTTTGCATACTTTACACAGATCATTTACTATGCATTCCTACGTAGAATCCAAAAGGAAAAGAAGCAGCTGTACATCAAGCACAAGAGCTTCGAGAACAGCATGATCATGAACACACTGGTTGATATGGCTCCTGAAGACCGGTCACACTACTCTGCAGCATTCATAAATGTATCAGAGAAGCTTGGTGAACTCGTCGAGAAGTTTGAGGCCAAGAACCCAATAGCACCCAAGACTAAAAAGGGTGTAGAGAAATTTATCGAGGATGACGAAAATGAATAATGTACCAGTACTAATCCAACAACTGGCAGAGAATGCCCTGGATACCAAGACACCTGAACATATCCGTTACAACTATATGGTTGCATTAGAGAGTGTTCGAAACTATTGTGACTCTGCATTGAAGCAGTATAATAAGAAGAATGGCAAGCGTTAATGAAAATTGCTTTGATTACCGATACTCACTGGGGTGCACGTGGGGATAGTCTTGCGTTCGCCGAATATTTTAATAGGTTTTATTATGAACAATTCTTTCCGTATCTGGCTGAACATCGGATTACTAATATCTTCCATCTTGGGGATATTGTCGATCGGCGTAAGTATATCAACTTCGTTACAGCAAGACACCTTCGTAAATTCGTCGAGTACTGTGATAGTTCCGGAATCAGACTCGATGTAATTATCGGCAACCATGACACTGCGTTCAAGAACACGAACGAGGTCAATTCTATGAGGGAGCTCTTTGAGCATTCAACTTATGACATCCATTATTATTCTGATCCTACTGTTGTCAATCTCGGTAGTACCGACATTGCTGTACTACCCTGGGTATGTTCAGGCAACTACGAAGAATCTATGGAATTCTTGCGTAGCACTAATTCACAAATCTTATTTGGCCATCTGGAGATTGCTGGCTTTGAAATGTACAAGGGGGCTGTAAACGATCATGGTTTTGACTCTAAAATCTTTGATAAGTTTGATACTGTTTGTTCCGGTCATTTTCATCATAAGTCTACTCGGGGCAACATTAATTATCTGGGAGCTCCTTATGAAATGTCTTGGTCTGACTACAACGATCCTAGGGGGTTTCACGTCTTTGATACGGAAACTCGTGAGCTGACATTTATTCGTAACCCGTTGACGATGTTCAATAAGGTCCACTACCATGATCAGGACAAGACTCTTGACGATATCATGGATGTTGACTTCGACCACTACAAGGGATCTTATGTCAAGCTGATCGTTCACAGCAAGACCAACCCTTACTGGTTCGACATGTTTGTCGACAAGATCGAGAAGGCTGGAGTGCTAGATCTTCAGGTCGTAGATGACAACCTGAACCTGCAACTTGAGGATGATGGAGATCTTGTCAACGAGGCCGAGGATACACTGACTGTCCTGAACAAGGTCGTTGAGCAGGTAGACTCACGAGTAGACAAAAAAGTGTTGTACAATTTCCTCAGTTCGTTGTATAGTGAAGCTTTAAGCGTGGAGTAATGTGTGATCCTATTTAAGACTATTCGTTGGCAGAACATGCTGTCAACCGGTAACCAGTTTACCGAGGTGGCACTGGATCGTAGCAAGTCAACATTGATCGTCGGGGAAAACGGGGCTGGTAAGTCTACGATCCTCGACGCGTTGTCGTTTGCTCTTTACGGTAAGCCGTTCCGGAACATCAACAAGCCTCAGTTGCTCAATTCTATGACACAGAAGAATTTAGTCGTAGAATGCGAGTTTATGGTAGGTTCTAAGCATTTCCGTGTAAAACGCGGCATTAAACCTCAAATCTTCGAAATCTATCAAAATGGCGAAATGATTAATCAAAATTCATCCGCCAGGGATTATCAAGAGTATCTTGAGAAGAGTATCTTGAAATTAAGTTTCAAGAGTTTTGGCCAAATTGTCATCTTAGGCAGTGCCAATTATCTCCCATTCATGCAATTGCCTGCACATGCTCGCCGTGAGGTCATTGAGGATCTTCTGGATATCCAGATCTTCACTACCATGAACAATCTTCTCAAAGAAAAGATTGTCACAAACAAGGCAGCTATCACAGATACCGACTATCAGATCAACCTGATCGAGAACAAGATCGAGTTGACTCAGAAGCATATCGATTCTCTGAAGACGAACAACGATCATCTCATCAAGCAAAAGCAAGAGTTGATTGACGAAATCTCTAGCCATATCTTAATTGCAGAAATGGCTATCAGAAAACAAAATGCAATCTTGGATGAGAAATCTGCATTGGTTGCCGATGCCGAGAAGGTGAATGCCAAACTCACTAAGCTGGTAGAGTTGGAAAACCAACTTGAAAACAAGGTCCGTAGCCTTAGGAAGGAAATCAACTTCTATCATGATAACGATAGTTGTCCGACCTGCCGACAGGGTATCGACCATGACTTCAAGAATGAAACCATTGATGATCGTGCAAATAAGAAGCAGGAAGTTACTGATGCTCTTGTAAAGATCGAGGATGAAATTCTTGCCATCAATAAAAGAGTCAATGAGATCTCTGAGATCAACAAAGAGATCACGGCTATCAATACTAGGATCACCGAACTAAACTCTGACATCCGTTCGTGGAATTCCAGCATCCGTACTCTAGAGACCGAGATCGATGGTCTTGAGAAGAATACTGGTGTGATCGATGAGAGCAAGGAAGATTTGAGTGTACTTAATAGCCATCTTGCTGTACAACAGAAATACAAGGAAGAACTGGCTAACGAGCGTCAGGTGATCGAGGTTGCCGGTGTACTGCTCAAGGACTCTGGTATCAAGACAAGAATTATTAAGCAGTATGTTCCCATTATGAACAAGCTTATTAATAAATACCTCGCGGCTATGGACTTCTTTGTCCAGTTTGAATTGGACGAGAACTTTAATGAGAAGATTAAATCACGCTTTAGAGACGAGTTCTCTTATGCATCTTTCTCCGAGGGCGAGAAAATGCGTATTGATCTTGCTCTTATGTTTACCTGGAGGGCTATTGCTAAGCT